TGGCAGAACTCTAATTCATCAAATCCTAATATTAAAGTATCATCAAATGAAACAAGACCTAAAAACGTATCAATGTTGTATTGCATAAAGACATGAGGAAGTTATGGCATTAAGTAAAATAAAATCAGCTTCAATAGATTCAGTTGGTACTATAGTATCTTCTAACTTGCCAAGTGGCTCTATACTACAAACTGTCGTTACTTCACCTACATTAAATGGTGTGTCAGTTAGTAATGCTTATGCAGTTCATACAAGTGGCTCTACATGGACAAGTCAAGTAGATCACGGTTATTATGTTGATATAACTCCATCAGCTACAAATAGTAAAATACTAGTTATTGCAAATCACCCTTCATATAATAACACTACTAATGCAACTACATTTTATATGTTTAAAAGAAGTATAAATAGTGGTTCATTTACAGACATTACTAATATGGATTCAACTCAAACATTTGATGCTAATGGATTTACAAGAGCAAATGTTGGTGGAGATTGGGATTTTACAACTTATCAAGGATTAGATTCTCCTAACACAACTCAAAGTGTTCGTTATGGTGTATATATAAAAACAAGTACTGGAACTGGTATTGCTGGTTGGTCAAATGCGTCTTTTGTAAATCATAATATTTCAATGCTTACAGCTATGGAGATTAAAGGCTAATGAATAATGCAGAAATACAATTATTAAAGTTAAGAGATGATAGAAATGCTTTGTTAAGAGATTCTGATTGGGTTGTAATTAAAGCTAGAGAGAACAATGCTACTGTGCCATCATCTTGGAAAACATACAGACAAGCATTAAGAGATATAACAAATACTTATCAATCAATGGAAGATGAAGGATTTTCATTTCCAGAGAAACCAACGGAGTAACAGATGCCTTATGTAGGTAGAGAAAATATTACTGGGGAGTTTATAAAATTAGATGCCATAACAACAAGTGCAACTAACACATTTAACTTACAAAGAAATGGTGCAGCTTTCGCACCTGGAACAACTGAGCAATGTATTGTGTCTGTTAATGGTGTAACACAAGCACCACAAGATGCTTTTAATATATCAGGATCACAGATTGTTTTTACAGAAACATTATCAGCAAGTGATGTTATCGATTACATACTTGTTATGGGTAGTGCTTTGTCTAGTGGTGTACCATCAACTGGATCAGTACAAGGTACACATTTATCGACTACATTGTTTCGTGATCCTCTAAGAATAAATGATTCAACAATATCAGATAACATAACAATAGGCACATCTGAAAGAGCAATGGTTGCTGGAGATATAACCATAGATAATGGTGTTACCTTAACAGTAAATGGAGTGTTAACAATTGTCTAAAATATTTGTAGATACAATAGAGCCAAAGACAAGTGGTGGTACAGTAACAATACCTAATAAACCTATATGGGTTTTAGGCTTTAGTAGTAATTCACAAGTTGAGGGAACATTAGCTTTTGACCAAGTTCATAAGTTAAGAGGTGTTACAAATAATAGTGGTGCAATAACAATTACTACTGCTGGTGTTTATCTATGTACTTTTACAAGTAACAATGATAATTCATCAAAATATTTTAATGTTAATGGATCAAATCCATATAGTCCTTTTGGTCATTGGCATAATGGAAGTGATGCTAACACCTTGACTGCTCCATTAGAACTATCTGCAAATGATGTAGTTACTGCTTTTATGGCTACAAATGGTAGTGGTACTTTTGGTCATAATTCATTATTTACTGGAGTATTAATAGGATGAGTGGAATTATAAATGCAACAAACTTAGAAGTCACTAATATAAAAAATACAAGTGGCACTCCTTACAATTTTATAAAGCAAGTTGGGTTTGCACAATTTCTTGGTAATGAAACATCAAATTCATCTAGTTTTGTAGACATAACAAATTTAACTGTAACATTAACTCCTTCGGCAACAACAAGTAAATTTTTGATTACGTTTAATGTAAGTGCAAATGCAAATGCAAATCAAAGAGGTGCTATTAAAGTAGTAAGAAAGATAGGCACTGGTTCTTTTACTGATTTTGATTTACCAGATTTTAGTGCTGGGTCTTTAGGTGGTGCAACTACTTCACAAGGAAGCCGACAATTAGCTCATGCTATATTTGATGGTGGTGGTTCGAATATTCCAAATACACCAGTTACAATGACTCTTTATGATGATCCACAAACAACTTCAGCAGTTACTTATAAAGTACAAGGCATGGTAGAAGGTTCAAGCTATATTTATATTAATACTTTCCAAACATTTACTGATGCAAATACTATATTTGCACCTATATCAACACTAACTGTTATGGAGGTAGCTGGGTAATGACAAGTATAATTAAAGTAAACAATATTCAGAACAGTAGTGGTACTGCTTACAACTTTATTAAGCAAGTTAAAAGTGGTTCATATACAGACACAATGTCTTTAACAGTAGATCAAAGAACAGATATACCTAATTTATCTCTATCTATTACACCATCAAGTGCTTCGTCAAAAATACTAATTATGGCTAGTGTTTGTTATGGCAGTACGCACACTAATAATTATGGAAGTGGATATATAATGAGAGATTCTACAGATATAGCAGTTGGAACAACAGCAACTGGAAATCGACAAAATGTTAGTTTTCCATTAAATTTAGTTGGAGCTGGTAATGAAACTTATAAATTGCATCAAAGTTCAGTAACATTTTTAGATTCTCCTAATAGTACTTCAGCAATAACGTACAAGGTTCAAGTCAGACATGATGTTGATGGAACAATGTATATAAATAGAAGTGGAACAGATTCAGATGCAGACTATGGACATAGAGGTATATCAACACTTACTATTATGGAGGTGGCTGGGTAATGGCATTAACAAAATTAAATTTTTCAAGTGCAAACAATTATGCAACTGGGTCAATAGTAAAATCTGAAACAACTCCTTTTACTAACTTTGGCACAATAAACATGACTACAACTGCAAACGAAACATTGATTCCTGGCACGGAAGTAAGTTTTACTAGATTATTTTCTAATAGTAAAATACTTGTTCAATATAATTTAAAAATGACAAGTTACTTAACTGTTTATCTTAATATGCAAAGAAAGATTGGCAATGGTAGTTATGCAACTATTTCAACTGGTGCTACTGGAACTCAAAACAGTAGAACATCTAATAGACAAATATTAGGAGCTTATTATAATCATACCAATGTTAATGCTATGGGTTATGGAATACATTCAGACTTTTATCAATTCCTTGATTCAACAAATACTGGCTTAACAGATTCATCTAGTGCAATTACTTATAAAATAACAGGATATTCTAGTGCTAATGGTTATGATGTTATGCTTAATATAGATGGATATAATGGTTCAAATTACAATAGCACTACGGAATCTTCTGTAACCTTTATGGAAATAAAGGCATAATGTGGGGTATAATATTAGAGTATATGCCTAGACCATCAGTAACAGAAGTTAAATCACAGATAGATACACATGAAGCTGTGTGTGCAGAGAGATGGAAAGAAACTATCCTTCGTATCAAACGTATTGAACATATTATGATTGGCACAGCAGGAACAATCATAGTCCTTTTAATAGGATTGTTAGTGAGGTAAAGTGGATCCAGCAAGCATTGGCCTAGCCATTACAGCAGCTTCTAAGGCTTTTAGTGCTATCAAAGCTGGGTTTTCAGCTGGTCGTGAAATAGAATCCATGGGTAAAGATTTATCTCGTTGGATGGGAGCCATAAGCGATATAGATAATGCAGAGAAGTCAGCTAAGTCTGCATCACCACTTAGAAAATTATTCAAAGGTAAAGAGATAGAAGCTAGTGCAATAGAGGCTTTTACTGCAAAGAAGAAGCTAGAGGCACAAAGACAAGAGCTAAAGTCATTCATAAATTTTCACTACGGAGCTAATTCATGGAACGAAATCCTTCGTATGGAAAAAGAGATAAGGCTTCAAAGAAAGAAAGATATCTATGAAAGACAAGAAGCTATAAGAAAGATTTGGGAAATTATAGGATGGGTGCTATTGTTTATAACAGTAATAGGATTTATAGTAATGTTAGCTTGGATGTATAAGGAGAGTAGGTATGGGTAAAAAGTTACAACCATCTTCACAATATGATAAGTACGATATCAACAATGACGGAGTAGTTAGCGATGAAGAATTTGCACATATGTCTGAGATCAAAAGATTAGAACATGACCTCAGAAAGCAAAGAGCCCAAAGAAGGATGGCTACTGCAAGTCTTATTGCCATGGGTAGTTTTACTGCTGCAATGTTTGTTGTCGATATTGAACGAGTACAGGCACTTTCTGATATCAGTAACCTTTTCTACATATCTGGTGCTGGTATTGTGGGAGCTTATATGGGAGCTTCAGCCATAATGAATAGGAACGGAAAGTGAAGCCAGCATTTTTGCTGATGTGCTACCTGTCAGGTAATCCAGCTGGCACATTGCATTTTCAATCGGTAAATACAGCACACTACTTTAAATCATACTTAGATAATCAAACTGTGAAGATTGGTGAAACAGAGCAGAGATATGACTGCTTTGTAAAATTAGTTAAAGTAAACAAAGAAATGAGGTTATGGTAATGATACAAGCACTTATAGGTCCAGCAACAAAGTTGTTAGGCAAATTTATCGAAGATAAAGATACTAAAAACAAGATTGCATTTGAGTTAAGTACAATGGCTGAGAAACATGCTCAACAACTGGCTATGGCTCAGATAGAAGTGAACAAAGCAGAAGCTGCAAGTGGATCACTATTTAAAGGTGGCTGGAGACCAGCAGTTGGTTGGACATGTGCAATTGCTTTTCTCTATCACTTTATCTTAAAAGATTTAATTATATTTAGCTGTGCTATTGCTGGCATAGAACTTCCAGTTTTACCTGAGTTTGACATGGGTACACTTCTAACTGTTCTTGGTGGTATGCTTGGCATTGGATCATTAAGAACGTATGAGAAGCAAAAAGGATTAACAAAATGATTGCGATGTTATGTGAGAGGTGTAAAGTGGCTCTTGTAAAAACTGGGGTAAGAGATGTTTATAAATGCCCTATGTGTAATGTAATATTAAACTTGAGGCTGAAATGAAAGAAAACTTTAATCATTGCTTAGAACTTGTCCTCGAACATGAGGGTGGATTTGTTAATCATCCCAAAGACCCAGGAGGCATGACCAATAAAGGCATAACCAAACGGACTTATGAAAAGTATCTTGGTAGAGAAGTAACTGAAGATGAGATGAGAAACATACCAGATGAAGATGTTAAAGACATATACAAGAAAAAATACTGGGATAAGATTAAAGGGGATGATTTACCTAGTGGCGTTGATTGGTGTATCTTTGATTTTGCAGTTAATGCTGGCCCTAGTAGAGCAGCTCGTAATGTTCAGCAGTTTGTTGGTGCTTCTATTGATGGAGTAATCGGAGCAAAAACCATCAATAGAATCACACAGTACCCAGCTGGTATCAAAGGAGTAATAGAAACCTATACAGCTCAAAGGAGCCAGTTTTATAGGAAGCTAAAGACATATGATACCTTTGGGAAAGGTTGGGATCGTAGAACATATAAGACTAGAGAACAAGCTATAGAGCTTTTGTCCTAGCCATATCCTCTATAATCAGCATTTACTCCAGCTGGTGTTTTAATTTCGTCATCATCAGCTGTATATCTTAGTGCTAAAAAGAAATCCATATAAGGTTTAGGTATGTATCTCTTGTTATCTTTTTCTGTTAAGGCTCTAGGGTCGTCTTCAAATATTTCTTCTGTCATGTGAATATTCCTTTATAAATAATAAGTTATAGTTAATATGCACCTGAGAAACGACAACACTCTAGGTGTCCTCCACTAAAGATTTGTCGTTTCTTTTAACTTCTTTAATAATTTTTTATATTTCTTAATCATCTCTGGTTCCTTGATGTAATCCATATCTAGCAACACAACTAACGTTGCCATTATTAATTTTACATCACCTTTTTCTAATAAAAGCTCAATCATTCTTTCCTCCTACCATAGCTTCTTTTTGGTTATGTTTTAGTTCATAGGCTAGAGCAATGTATCCTATTGCATCTAGATAGTTATCATCGTTAGCTGGATTTGCTCTGGCTCTGATCATCTTTAGTTCAGCAAGCATCATAGCAACTTGATATGGTGTAACATTCCACATCTCTGCAAGTATTGTAAATGTCTTGTGTGGATCACCATGTACTGTCTGTCGTTGCAGTAAAGTTTCTTTTGCTTGGTTTAGTATTTCATTTCTTTTCATAATATCCCCAATGTCTATTGTAATTTAAATAAATTTTTTATATGATATAAATTCACTTGCCTGAAAGGGCTGTGGTAGGGGGAAGACTAGAGGTGGTGATAGCTCCTCGCCTCTAGTCTTTTTGTATTAGTTAGCTTTCTTTACCTTCAGTTTTGATAAACAAGATTTGTAATGATCTTGAACTGATATGACAAAAGTCTGCGATAACTTATTGATTTTAGTACTGTTTCCGTGCCATGCATCCTTGAGTGACTTCTCATCTTTACATTCTGAGAATATCTTTTTGATAACATCTGCTTCTTGATTAGATGAATCATCATTGAAGAATACATCGTTGAGAGGTATATCTTCACCAGCATAGACGTTCAAGCCAAGACCAAAGTATGCAAGACACTTAGTCAATGCCCTCTGATGAGCATTGTTGACATCAGTTGAGTCTGGTATTCTTGATTGACCATCTCTTTTCTTCTTGCCAAACTTAGTGTTTGCTTCTGAATTGATAGCTTGCATGTAGTTATCCATGACAGGAAAGACCTCAGTAATTGTCTGACCTTGTATTGTCACAGATACCTGGACATATGTATTACCTTTGTAATCTCTCATGAAAGGCAAGACATTGTTTTGATTGTCTGTAAATGTATGCTTGACGAATGTTGCATCATCAAACTCTTTCTTTACAAAAGCCCAAGCCCATGACCATGAAAGGTATGAGGCATCGCCTTTCTTCTCTACATGTTTAGAAACATCTACCTTTGCTAGTGTTTCATATACGTTTTTCTTAGTTCCCATCTTTCTCTCCTTTTGGGTAAGTGTGTTTCAATGTGATTGCTTTAGTAGTCTTTGATCTAGTCATCACAATCTTATGACCTTTGTGATTACCACCAATGTCAAATGTCATCTTACGACAATTGTCTGGCATGTAATGTTTGAATACAGACTTAGCTTCGTCTGCAATGTCGATGGCTTGCTTTGATTCAATGATGTCACTTGCATTGACTCTCATCTCATGCTCCATCTTCTCATCCCAAACAGGTAAGTCTGACATATCCATAGTCACCATATCTGACCAGTCAACTGGTGGTAACAATTCAAATCCCTCTGGCTCTACGCCATCACGATACCATGACCAAAACTTGACACATTGCTCAAGATAGGAATCAATCCATGCTTGATCTCTTTGAATGTATCTGTATTCCAAGTTACATCTGACACCAAAGAACACAACAAGATAGCAACCATCTTTAGCTGATGTGTGAATATGATGCTGACATTGTGGTGCATACAGATCACATAGCTCATCCATGTTTCTGAACTGCCAATGTGTCTTAGCTTCTACTGGTCTACCATCAGCTGCAATTGCATCATAGGTTGAGTGTATTGGTGCAATGCCATGATCGACTGTCTTGCCAGATTGTTGATTACGAAACTTCATCTTCATTATTTCTTCACCTTTCTCCAATACAAAAGGTTCCATGAATGTACCAGCTTCCATCAAGAATCTAGTTTGTTTGTCAAATATCTTTTCTAGACTATTGCGTTTTTGCTCTATCAGTTCATACCATGATGAGTAACTACCATTAGCAATGATAGATGCCTCACTTGAACCAATAAAGTTTCTTCTAGCGTTAAGCTGCTGTTGACTTAGTACCATAGTTTCTGCCCTCCAATTCTTTGTTGCTTAGTTCATCAATTGGCTCATGTTGATCTTCATGCTCTACTGCACTCCAATTCAAACTACTGAGTCTATTAAACTTAGCTCTGTTAATGTAACCATGAGTATAGTACTCATGAACGACTTGCACAAATGTATCACCAACATTAGGTCTTAGTAATGGTGCTATTTTTTGTGTAAAAAAGTCAAATGTTTTCCTAGTCATAAATGCCATTATGTCCTCCGTATATGTCTAGTATGAGATTGCACCCTCATATTTATTTTAAATCAAAATTATTGACATTACAACTAACCTCTGGCTATTGTTACCTAGAGGTGTGCAATGACTGAAAAGAGATATGCTGACGATCTTGTTACTCAGTTGAAGAAACGTAGATACCAGCTAGGTCTACCACAAGCTGCACTAGATGATCGTATAGGATGTGCGACTGGTCTAGTTGCTAAGTGGGAAACTGGAAATCGAAAGCCAACAGCTTTTAATTTGTATTGTTGGGCTGAGGCCCTTGGTTGCAAACTAAAACTGGAGGTTCGTAATGATAGTATGTGGCATTGATCCTGGACTAAATGGAGCAGTTAGCTTCATTCATTCAGACTCAAAGTATATTCAAGCTGAGAAAGCACCTGTGTTTAGAGTAAACATAGGCAAGAAACAAAAAAGATTTCTAGATATGTGGAGTCTTAATAGTATCTTAGCAGATCAAAAACCAGAGCATGTGTTTATAGAAAAACAACAAGCTATGCCACAACAAGGTTTAGCTAGTACATTTGCAACAGGCATGGGATATGGAATATATCTTGGTATGCTTGTGGCAATAGGTCTACCATACACAGAAGTTGTGCCTCGTAAATGGAAAAGTGATCTTAACTGCACAAGTGATAAAGATGCTACTCGTAAAAGAGCATCTGAGTTGATGCCACAAGGCTCTCATCTTTGGCAGTTAAAGACATATGATGGTCTTGCCGAAGCATCCCTCATAGCTTATTGGGGGATGAACTTCAGCAAGTATCAATAGTTTTACTTCACATTCTTGAGTAACTCAATAGGATCGTAAGACTTACCATCTCTGATAGAGGCAACAATCTTTTCTACAAGATCACCTTTCTTATCTCTCTCAGAGTATTTGATCTTCAGTTCATTACATAACATGTATAACTGTGTAGTCTTGTACTTCTTGATCCAGTTGTAGTCTGGCTGAAACCAGTTGTTTTCTAGATTTGCCTTGTACATAAGTTCATTCATCTGACTTACTTCACCTTCCGTAGATGAAACCATAGCTCTTACATACAATGCACGACAACAATATTGATATCCCTTACCAATAAAGAACTTGGCTCTTGGCAGATCAGGATTCTTCTCTACCCAATCAGATAGTTCTGTTCTGATGTCAGCCAATTCATTTTCAAAGAGATCATTAGGCTCTGCTAAACTGTTTTCATAAGATGGAATAACAGACTCAGCTGATATATTGGTGTAAGGTGTAAATAGATTGCCACAGAAATAACCAAGCATGTCTTGAGGCTCTGGTTTGTGCTGATTGTAGATAGCATTTCTCAAAGCACCAAAATGCATTTGTATCATCTCTTGGTGTTGTGGATTAGACATATCAGCAAGTGTAAGTTCTGGTACTTCACCATTTTCTACTGCTTCAATCTCAGCTGCACTAGCTTTACGTTTGTCCAACCATTTCTGCATGTAGAACTCACCACGCCTCCAGTCATAGTGTACAGTAATCTGTAGATCAGCATCTTTGTAAGTCTTCTTGTCAAAGTCTTTAGTTAGATGCTTGACTATGTTGGTAGCTTCATAGACTGGTGTGTCTTCAAGGTAGTGAACTTTCTCAAACCTCTTAGACCAATAAGCAATCTTGTCTTCTACATACTCCATTTGTAGCTTTTGTAGTTGATCTACATTAGCAACATACTGTCTGTCTGAAAACAGATCACCCTCAAACTCAATATCTTTGTAGAGCTTGTGGTTTGGTGGGATAATTACTTTGTCTTTCATGATTTGAGCATTATCAATTTGCCATTTGATATCACGATAGTCATAGTCACCATCACATGATTTGAATAACTCTGACTGTTGTGTCTTGTTTAGTCTTGTAAACAAAGAGGCTGTACCAAGATTCATCTCACAGTTACGAAATGCTTTCTTGACTGCTGGTATGAGTTCAGACAATGCGACTCTCTGTTGTACCCACTTACCAGTTTGACCAAATCGTTTGGCAATAGAATCAAAGTCTTCTGATCCATCTTCACATAGTTTGAAGATTACATCAGACTCATCAAGTGGATGCATGCCTTCTCTCATCATGTTAGCATGTAAGCCAACTTCTCTGTCATGTTCATCAATGACTTTACATTCTACTGGCTCAATAGATTCTGCACCATGTATTTCCTGTAGTGCTTTGAATCTTCTGTTGCCATCGATAATGATGTAACCTGTGCCATTCTTTTTGACAACAAGGTTGTGTAGTAAGTCACGACTTTGTATTGAGGCAATGAGTGCATCAAGATTGTTAGCCTTCACCTTTCTGATATTGTTGGGATCAGGCTTGAGTTGATTTAAAGGTATTTTCAAATTATCCTCCTGTTAGTTAGTTACAATTTTATCCGTAATGAACTTGCTGGCAAAAGCAACTGCAATCCATAAAGGAGCTGCAATAACTGATACAACAAGTGTCGGATTGATACCCATAGCCATCATTAGAAACAAAATGACAGCTGATTGGATGAGATGAACAACCACAAACCATCCAATCCATGATGCTTTGCGATTGAGAAAAGAAAACTCTTTGAGTCTATGCCACATCTTTGTCCTCCTTTGGCTTGTCCAATAATTTTTTGACTACAAGAAGTTTGAAAAGTTCTTCCTCTTTCTTTTGAAGTTCTTCAATCCAATACTTCATACTATCAAGGTCTTTCAATAGTGTCATGTCCTGATGTTTAAAACTGTGGCTAACACATGACTTTTGATATATAGCTACAGCTTCTCTTGCATAGGTAAACTCTTTAGCTAATGTTTTTATTTTACTCATAGACGATTCTTCCTTTCTGTCTAGATTTATCTGCATACTGTGAAATAGTATACTTAGGTTTAAAATACAAATCCCTCTCACAATTTGGCTTTAGTGACATAAGGTCTTGCAGATGCACATAGCCAAGTTCAGGGAATCCCTGACCAAGATCACAGAGGCCAAACATCATGTTCTCATCATCAATCTCTGAGATGAGCCATGTTGCACCACCAAATGGTGTAAAGTATTTTACAACTGGTTTGTGGCTTACTGTATCATCCTTCATTGTGGCGATATGATTTTCTTTTAATTTATTTTTTATTTGTTGAGGCAATAGCTCCATTTTCTCCTCCTTTTGGATGCTAGTTTTTTATTCTTTTTTACATGCTTACGGCTCATTGATACTATCTCAGAGCCTTTTCTTTTCTTAATCCCTCGGCTCATACGTCACCTCATAGCTTTTGAGTTGTGAGTCCAGGTGTTTCTTGTTGAGATGACATAAGACTTGTACTGCCTTATTCATGCCATGTTTGTAACCAATGTGATAGGCCATTGATTCTTTATCTGTCTGGTCATCAGTTGTGAACCATTCAATACGTTGTTCCATATCTGATGGATAGTCTTCATCAAAGTCAAAACTTTCAATGGTGTTCTTGTTGTCCATCAATATAGCTTTGATGAGTCTGTTCTTTTTGTCACTTACAATCATAAGATGCTCCTGTATTTGTGGCGATGAGGGGGATTGAAATGAAAGAGGATTGCACCCCTCATCATAAAAAAAGGGGATAGCTTTCACTACCCCCATACATCGGACCTGATGTTCTTTAGAATGGTACCTCATCGTTGTCTTCAACCTTTGGTGCATCACCGACTGTGGATGAATCTTTCTTAGCTCCACCAGTAAGACGGAATGTAGAACCAGTACCAGCAAGTTTGATCTTGAAGGCTTTACGCTTCTCTCCATCTTTTTCATAGGTTTCAATCATTGGCATACCTTGAACAAGTACTGTTGTACCGACTGTAAGATACTTCTCAATGACATTGGATACAAGACCTTTGCCTTGTGAACCATCCCATGCTTCGATAGGATACCAATGTGTCTTCTCAACTTTCTCACCAGCTTTAGTGTTGTAAGATTCGTTGACTGCTACAGAAAAGTTAGCCACCTTTGTACCATTGATTTCTTTGATCTCTGGTGCTTGACCAACATTACCTGATATAGTGATTTGAGCAAAATTCATACTTTTCTCCTTTACGTTGTGTATGATTAAAATTAAGAGCAACAACTGCTCCACTCATAAAAATACCCTCTGGCTCACATAATGTAAACCAAAGGGTAATGCCATGATTGATATCTAGGCTGAGGCATCAGGTCTAGCCTCTGTTGCAGACTTGCCACCATGTCGACTTGGTATCTGCATCTACACATCTAACGTATACTTAATGACAACTTATATAGATGTATTCGTGTCTAAACTTCGCTCATCTGAGTAGCTTGCAAGACCTCAAACTAGGGATAGGCTGTAAACCATTACTGCCTTGGAAGTTTTGCCCCAAACATGACACTATCAAAGTTACTTTGGTGGAACATATTCCCAATGCACTTTGAATCCTTTTCTTACTGGCTTCTCATAACCTATTGTTTTCTTTAGAATAAATAGAACAATGGATATGATTGCACCACCTATGACACCAGCCATCATGCCAGCAAATGTGCCAGCAAACATAAATATGAGAGCCAGAGTCGATACTATATCGACAATGATGTCATAGTTTAGAACTCTTTTCATGCCTAATTTTGCAAGTAAAAAGAGTATTGCACATGCTGATATGAAACCAGCTAGTAAATAAAAAAACATCTGCCACCCCTATTGTAAACTTTTTTTGGATATTGTTTGTGAACTGCTCTACCATTACCAGTCTTCTTTGGCTTTTTGATATGCAGTAAGCATAGTACACAGTACCATTGATCGATCTCATGATTAGTCATCTCTCTGAGGCTGTGTTGTTTGCATGATGGACATTGTAATATTTCTTGCGACATAATAAATCCTTTCTGAGGCAATATTCCCTGGAAGATGGAAGGGCAAGGTGGTTCCTTTTGCCCTCCCCTCTATGTAGTACTCTCAAGTCTTTTGATGTCCGACTCTATTGATACAAGCGTTTTCTTTATGTAGTGTACAATTCTTAGGTCATACATATTACCTGCATCTACAGACTTTTGATATTTCTTGAGAGCTTTGTCATGTAAAAGTTTATCTCGTTTTAAATCAAGTAATCTTTTTTTAGTTTTTATATCCATGGTATCCTCTAATTAATTTGAGAGAACCATCTCTGGCTCTCCCAATGTTGATGAAGTTACTGTAAATCCTCAGGCATTTCAACGATGCCCTCTTGATTACTGATGTCCATGAATAAGTCACGATCATTGACAAGAGTATCGATGGTCAACTTCTTGCCTTGCTTGATCTTGTGAACAACCTTTGGCATATCTTTGAGCATTGTGTACTGACCAAAGTCGATACCTGTGATGCCCTTGACTTGAGGTCTGAACTTATCTCTGCAAACCTTGAAGCACCAATTGAGTATGCTGTATTGGTATCGCATTTTGTTGATCTGCTCAACTTTGTCTTCAACTTGGTTCTGAGTGATCTCAATACCGACATCCTGTCGTTGCAAGGTCTTGAGTTCTTTCTTGAGTGCTTGACCTTGGTTGAGAACATTGTCTGCCATCTTCTCAAACATCCTTGTGACTTGGTCTCCAAGTTTGGCTTGGATGATAACCTCGTTACTGTCGTCACCAAATAAGTTGACAAGTGAGATGAGAACTGCGACCAGCTTGTCCTCAAAAGCCTTGTTGGTATCAGGTCTTGGTATAAATTGTTTAGCGATTTCATCTAACATCTCCGTTGTTATTGCTTCATTTTCTTTCTCATTCTTGATACGTTGTTGCTCAATAAGATCAAGTTTCTCATTGAGCTGATCACGGATCTGAACTAAGTCTTGAAGTGTTGTCAATGTAGTCATATGTTCCTCCTATTCTACAATTGATTTTTTAATTTCACGCAACTGGCTCAACCTTTGGTAGTCACCAGTCTCGATTGCTGTTTGTATATCCAAGTCGATAATGTCCATATCAACTGTGTCAACATGAACCATGCCAGCCAATTTCTCAATGTCTGACTCTGGCTCTACTGATTTGAATGTAAATAAATTTAACTGTGTCATAATATAGCTCCTTTGTTTCAGTTAAGTTAATAAAATAAAAAGATCAACAGCATGATGATTTTCCTATTTGTATTACCCCCTTAGTGTGAAAGTAGATTGTCAATATGATTTGGGGTGACCTCTTAGGAACCCCCTTGTTGTGAAAAATTAACGAGGGTCCCTTCTTCAGGGATACGTTCATTTTTTGCAAAAATCGTCTTGATAAGATACGCTTTGTTCTTACGGAAGACTTAGAGAAAATAGACCAGTACAGGATGTGGGATATGACTCGATCAGTCTATTTTCTGTTACGTCTGACTTAGATCAAATTTGCACGTACAATTATAATATGGGGTAGGAAAATCATGATGATGATGATAGTCGGCCTGTGCCGACACAATTAGCCTTGATCAAACTTAGCAAGTTTGTATACTTTCGAAGCAACGGCTTTCATAAGATCGATGCATGTTCTGTATAACAAAATAAACGGAATGGAAGGAAGCTGCCAAGCTGACTAGAATGTAGTTTATTTCTAAGAGCTTATGAAAACGGACTGGAGTTAGTATCCTAGCCCAGATCGTTACCCGACTGGGTCGACACACCTTCGTGTCGATGAGGTTAGGAGTTTACTCCTTAGCGAATAGAGCTGGAAAAGCTCCAACAAAAACAAATGGTTAGCACCTGTGCATTGACAACTCAAATGGCTTGAGTGTATTATCATTCCGTAACCTGATGATTCCACGGATATGACCAAAGCAGACGTAATACAACAAGAACGATACAGCAGAAGCAAAGTACCCATGAATGAGATTGAGAGTAATGCAAAGACGTTACGACCAATGAGTGAGATAACTGATGCACAAGCTGAATTAGTCCACATGATGTTGCATGATGGTTGCAACCCAACAGAAGCAAGTAAGAGGTTAGGTAGGAACAAAGCATGGGCGTACAAAACCATTGTAAAACAACATGTTATAGAGTACAGACAGAAGTTAAGCATGATGACTCTGGGATGGGATGCGACACAAGCATTGGCAACTATGAGGGAACTACTGACTGCTAAGTCCTCGTACATACGATTGGAAGCAAGTAAAGACCTGATGGATAGAGCTGGCATGCGTGTAGATGCTCCTAGGCAAGCGAACACAGCTGTAAATATAAATTTTAACGTAGACTGAGGGGCCCCATGATGTATAGCGTTATACACAGAAGTACCTTAGAAAACTGGCAGTATAGTGTATAACGGGTAAACCACACACATGAAAGACTTGTGAATGTTAAGTATCAAAAAAAAATTTTACTCTAAGAAAGTATTTTAAGGAGAAACATATGGGAAGTGAATCAAGTTCAGGTGGATCAGAAATAGAAAATGCTCAAGTTCAAAGGCAGAAGAAAGAAAGACAGAAAGCCTTTGATAATTATACTGAGCAAAGAAAAGCAGCAGCTCAAGGGATTGATCTAGCTATAAGTTCTCAGGAAGCTAAGACAGTAAGGGATAATGCTAGTCTTGCTATGGATTTAGAGCAAAGAGCTAATACAGAAGATTTTACTGGACAGAAACGTGGCAACAAAATACTGAACATGAGAGAAGCTATGTTTCCCTTAGGTAGAGCAGCTAGTTTTGCTAGGACTTTATCTTTTAGACAACAAGCTGGTGAACTTCGTAAAGGTGGTAATGCAGTCTTTGATCGTGATGGTCAATATCGTGGTGTTGTAAGAGATGGCAGATTTTCTGGTGAAAGTGCTTATAATCCAATTGGCAGAAGTACTGGTGTAATGTTTGATAGAAAAACTCAAAGATACACAACAGAAGCATTGAAAGATGTCGCTGGTAGTGACAATTCTTCTGAATCTGGAAATGTAGGAACAAGTGGATCACAAATTCAAACACAGAATAAAACAGATAGTACAACTGGTGGTGTAAGTGCAGCTGCTAGACGTGGCTTGTTATCTCAAGGTGGTGGAGCAAGACGTAGACAGTTACTAGGATGAATCTAGACTACAAACCACCTGGAGTCGTTGCTAAATCTTTTATGAAAGATGGTTCTTTTGTTCGTGGTATCAGAGGGCCAGTTGGTAGTGGTAAATCAGTTGCTTGTTGCATGGAGATCATGAGGAAAGCTATTAAGCAGAAACCTAATGATCAGAAAGTAAGAAGAAGTCGATGGGCTGTTATCAGAAATACAAATCCTCAACTTAAAACAACAACAATCAAAACTTGGAGAGATTGGTTTAGTGATGATCTTGGCAGATTTGTTTGGAGTCCTCCCTATACTCATAATGTTTGTTTTGCTCTACCTGATGAAACTACAGTAGAACTTGAAGTCATATTTCTGGCTCTTGATAAATCTGAAGATGTCAAAAAGCTATTATCTTTAGAACTTACTGGTGTATGGATTAATGAAGCAAGAGAAATATCAAAAAGTATAGTTGATGCTTGCACAATGAGAGTTGGTCGTTTTCCATCTATGAGAGAGGGTGGCCCAAGTTGGTATGGTGTTATTATGGATACCAATAGCCCTGATGAATCTCATTGGTGGGGTATTGTAAGTGGAGAAGTTCCTATACCTGAGTACCTAACTCAAGAAGAAAAGTTACTGATGGTAAAACCTGATGACTGGAATTTTTTCTCTCAAGCTGGTGCAATGAAAGAAAATAAAGATGAGAATGGCAATCTAGTTGGTTATGTATCTAATCCACACTCTGAAAATAGACAGAATCTACAATCAGAATACTATGATAAAATTATATTAGGTAAATCCCCAAGTTGGGTAAAAGTTTATGTACTTAATCAATATCAAACAATCATGGATGGTAAACAAGTTTATCCTACATTTAGAAAAGATACACATGTTGCTACAGAATCTTTAGAGCCAAAGAAAGAAGTAGATGTAATTGTTGGTTTAGATTTTGGTAGAACTCCTAGTGCCATATTCTGTCAGAATATACATGCTGGTCGATGGATTGTTTTCCATGAAGTTATTGGCAAAGATATGGGAGCTACACGTTTTGCTGAGTATCTTAAAAAAGAAATAGCAAAAAATGAATGGGATAAACTAACTTATAAGTTTATTGGCGATCCAGCTGGCAATCAAATGGCTCAAACATCTGAACATACTCCTTTTATGATAATGAGAGCATGTGGTATAGCTGCTTATCCAGCTCCAAGTAATGATATATCAGTTCGCATAGAAGCTGTAGAAGGTGTTATTAATAGGATGTCAGAGGGTTATCCGTCTTTACTTATATCCCCAACATGTACAAATCTTATCTCTGGCTTCGAGGGAGGTTATCAATATAAAAGAATTTACTATATGGGTAATGAAAAGTATGAAGATAAACCAGAGAAGAATAGGTTTTCACACATACATGATGCACTACAGTACGCTTTTCTTGGGGGTGGAGAGGGGAAAAAGGTTGTTATTGGTCTAAACACACCAAAAACCCCTACCATAGTCCAGAGGGTAAGTAATCCCTTTGATAGAATGAGAAGTAGAAAACGAGGAAGGTCTTTGAGAGCATTATGAAATGGATAATTTGCTTTTGTGAAAGTCCAAATTTAGGATTTTGGAAATTTTTTACTAAAAAACATCCTAAATTTAGTCATGCTTTTGCTGTTCAGTACTTTCCAGAGCTAGATCAATGGATAAAAATTGAATTTACGACTCAAGGATTTAACTTTATTGCCTTACAAGGCGAAAATGCTAATGAATTGATAGCTTTTATGATATCTGAGTGTACATGTATAGAATATGAAGCTACATCTTATCCAATCTGGCTCCCAAGACTCTTGTATTGTGTTAGTTTTATGAAGCATTTATGTAATATTAGAAATATTTTTATACTTACACCTTATCAATTATATTGTGAATTGCTAAAAAGAGGTGGACAAGTCATTTTTAAACAAAAGGGAGAAGAACATGGGCTTTCTGAGAACACCATCAGCACCACCACCAGATCCAGCTCTAGAAGCTCAAAAAAAGGCAGAGCAAGAAAGACTGGCAAGGGAAAAACAGATGCAAGAAGATCAAAGGTTAGACAGAGAGAGAAAAATAAAATCGAACCTGTTTGGAGCTAAATCTTTGCAAGGAGAAGATATGGAAGGCTTTGGAGGTTATAGAAGAAAATTTATGGGTGATTCAGACAAATGATTAGAGATGAATATACTGGTGATGCAAGCCCAGTAGGTCAAGCTGGTGGTAAAGGAGATAGTGACTACAATAAAGTCATGACTCAATACAAAAGAGCTTTAGGAAAATGGCATAATTGGACAGATATATGGGAAGAAATATATGATTTCGTTATGCCACAAAGAGAAAGTTTTTATGGTGAGTTCTCTGGTGAAAGAAGAACACAAAACATATTTGACGAAACAGCTGTAACAGGACTGCCTCGTTTTGCCTCAAGATTACAGTTAGGTTTCTTTCCTCCTAATGGTAGAGCATTTACATTGATGCCAGGGCCAGAGTATCCTCCTGAACAAATAACAAAAGACTTACTTTCTGAATTAGATAATATAACTGAAATATTACATGAAGGATTAAGAAACAGTAATTTTAATGCAGAGTTCCATGAGGGCTTGCAAGACTTAGGCATTGGTACAATGAATATGCTTGTTGAGTCTGGTCGTTTTGTAGGTGACCTACATTTTACAGCAGTACCTCCAACTAACCTTGCCCTCCTCCCAGGCCCCATGGATACAGTAAATAGCTGGTTTAGATGGATGACAGAGTGTGATATTACTGAAGTCAAACAACGCTATCCAAATGCTAAATATACAAAAGAGATGGAAGCTGCTCAAAAACGTGATCCAAGAAGAAAGACAAAACTTATTGAAGCAACTATGTATGATAGTGAAGATAAGTTTAAGGATGAGTACACATACTATTTAATCTCTGAAACAGATAAAGCAGTTTTACAAAAAGCTACATTAAAAGGCAGAGGTTCTGTTCCTTGGATTACAACAAGATGGTCAAAGTCTGGCTTTGAAGTATGGGGTAGAGGGCCAGTTCTACAAGCTATGCCAGCAATCAAAACATTAAACCTTACAGTTCAGCTTATACTAGAAAATGCTGAAATGGCTATAGGTGGTGCATATGTTTACGATGATGATGGTGTATTTAATCCTGATAATATAACAATACAACCTGGAACTTTTATACCACGATCCCCTGGCTCTAGTTTAGAATCATTACAAAGTCCAGCAAGATTTGATGTTGGTCAACTCATACTAGAAGATATGAGAAGAAATGTAAGAAAAGCATTATTCATAGATGAGTTAGATACAAGGGCGAATGCTAAGACACCACTATCAGCTACAGAAGTATCTGAAAGACTTGCTGATGTAGCAAGAGATATGGGTGCAGTAGCTGGTCGTATGCAAAAAGAATTTTTACATCCATTGGTTGAAAGAGTGGTAGCTATATATCAAGAGCAAGGTTTACTTGAGCTTCCACAGATTGATGGAAGGAATATTAGAATAGTTCCAGTATCTCCATTGTTAAGGGCTCAAGATCAACAAGATGTTGCAGACTTTGTAAGATTTCAACAAACTGTTGCTGGTACCTTTGGGCCAGAGATAACACCAGCTTTATATAATCAACAAGAAGTAATTAAATATTTAGCATCCAAGTTTGGTATTAAAGAAGCATTGCTTGCAAAACAAAACGAAGTACAGCAAAATATTGAAATGGCAATGCAACTTATGAACCAACAAGGGATGCAACGATGAACAAAGAAAGAGCAGTAAAGTCAGTAGATGGAAGGCAATATCCTACAGAAGTTGAAATTGATCTTAATAGTAAAGCCCATGCTTTATTCTCTACGGGTATTGGTAAATCTTTTCTCCAATACCTTGAAAACATTACAACGAATAATGTACATGGTGCTGGATTGGGAATCGAAAGTCTTGCACACTTTGAAGGACAAAGATGGGTAGTTGCAATGATTAAAGCTAGAACAGAAATGGGGAGAAAACATGGCGAAACCAACAAATCCTAAATTATATAAAAGAGCAATGGCTATTGTAAAAGCCAGAGTAAAGAAATGGCCAAGTGCATATGCATCAGGCCAGCTTGTTCAACAGTATAAGAAGATGGGTGGTAAGTACGCTTAATGAGTTTAAAGAAGTGGTTCAATGAGAAGTGGGTTGATATATCTACAAAGAAAGATGGCAAACATCCTCCATGTGGTAGAAAGATGGGAGATGGTCGTGGATATCCAAAATGTGTACCATCAGCAAAGGCAAGAGCTATGAGTAAAAGTCAAAAGAAAAAAGCAGTAGCTAGAAAGAAAGCTACAAATCCATCAAGTGGTGGTAAAAAACCAACATATGCGAGGACTTAGGAAATGGCAAAGACTCCAGCTTGGCAACGAAAAGAAGGTAAAGATCCTAAAGGAGGACTCAATGCCAAAGGGCGTGCAAGTCTTAGGCGTCAAGGGAAGAATATTAAACGACCAGTTTCTGCAAAAGAAGCTAAGAGGAGCCCAAAGGCAGCTGCTCGAAGAAGATCATTCTGCAAAAGAATGATGGGTATGAAGAAAAAGCTCACAAGTAAAAAAGTTGCAAATGATCCAAATAGTCGTATAAATAAATCATTAAGGAAGTGGGATTGCTAAATAAAGGGAGAAACAATGAGTAATGAGCAAGAAACAATTACAAACAGCAATGAAAGCACCAATACAGAAACAACTGAGCAAGAAAACCAAGAAACTCAGCAAGAAGCTCAAGGACAGGAAAATCAAGTCACAACTGAACAAACTCAAGAAAGACCAGAGTGGCTCGATGCCAAGTTTGAAACACCAGAGCAACTGGCTTCAAGTTATAAAAGTTTGGAGCAAAAATTTCATACAAGACGTGATGAAATTAAAGAAGAACTTATTAAAGAAATTAATGAAGAAGCTGAAAAGAACGCACCAATAAGTCCAGCTGATTATAAGATCGAAGTAAAATCAGAAGATGGTCAAGAGCTAGCTTTTGCTGAAGATGATCCAATGTTAGATTGGTTCAGAACTAAAGCACATGATTATGGATTAGATAATAATGAGTTTAATGAACTCATAGCAGAATATAATACGATGTCTGCACAGTCTGGCCCTGATTGGACAATTGAGAGCCAAGCTCTTGGAGAACATGCAGAAAGAAGATTAGAAAGAGTAGATACTTGGGCTAATAGTCACCTAAGTGAGGATGCATATAAAACTTTTGCTAATATTCCAGCTAGTGCTGATATGGTAAAATGCTTTGAGGAGCTTATGGAACTTAATGGCCAGCCTAAATTTAATATGGTTAATACTACAGAGTTTCAAGAAGCAGTTACTCAAGATGATCTTAAAGCCATGATTGCAGATGAGAAGTACTGGAAGAATGGTGGTGATCCAGCACATATTGCTAAGGTAAGACAGATGTCTGCACAATTAGCAAGACAAAAAACTAATGTGAATTAACAATCTTAGATTAATTTGTTTTATTAATACATAGAAGGCTCGTAAACCAACTCAAGAAGCCCAGGCATGGATTAACTTCAATAACGATGAGGTAAGCGAATAACCTACTGATGAAAATGTAACTTAAACTTTTTTAAAGGAGATAGCGATGGCTACACCATCAATTAGTACTTCCTTTATCGAGGAGTTTGAAGCTGGGGTTCATATGGCTTATCAGCGTATGGGTTCTAAACTGAGAAATACAGTAAGAACTCGTAATGGTGTTAAGAACAAAACCACATTTCAGAAGATCGGTAAGGGATTTGCTACCACTAAAGCAAGACATGGTAATATAGCTCCTATGAATCTTGCACACACTAATGTGTCAGTTACTGTCGAAGATTACTTTGCTGGTGAATGGGTTGATGACCTAGATCAGTTAAGAATTAATCACGATGAGATGACTGTCGCACAACAGTCTGGTGCTTATGCATTAGGTAGGAAAACAGATGAGTTAATACTTGCTCAGATGACAACAACAACATCAGCACATGATGAAACTTCAAATGGTATTACTTTAACATGGGCTTTAGAGCTTATGGAGAAGTTTGGTAACAACGAAGTTCCTGATGATGGAAGAAGATACGTTGTTGTTGGTTGGGAGCAATGGTCACAACTCATGGCAATAGATCAATTCTCTAGAGCAGAATATGTTGGTGAGAACGATCTACCTTTTCCAACAGGGATGACTGCTAAAAGATGGCTCGGATTTATGTGGATGCCTTTTGGTGGTTTAACACAAACTAATGGTTCTGGAGCAGCTGGTACCACACATGTGGAATGTTTTGCATATCATGCAGATGCAGTAGCACATGCGATTGGTGCAGATGTTTCTTCAAACATGCAATATCACAACGATAAGGATAGCTATTTTATTTTAAATAAAATGCAGATGAACTCTGTTCTTATTGATCCAGAGGGTGTGTTTGAATTAGAGTTAAAGAAATAGGGGGTTAAAAATGGCGTTAGATCAAACAAAATTGAGTTTAGTTTCTTATGCTGGTAATGGCTTCCATATCTGGAACTATAAATCAACAGGTGATAACCTCAATACAATCGATACTGCTGGATACTTTAATGCATTAGTCAATGAAATGAATGTTGGCGATGTAATATTTATCAATGCAAGTAATGGTTTTGGCATAGCTACAGTAGTTTCTAACGATGGATCAGCAATTGATGTTGGTGATATTGTTAGCATGACTTCGGATAGTAGATAATGTCGAAGAAACCGACAACTAAAAAGGAGGTGGCTGTAAAGGCCACTTCCTCTCAATCATCTACAAGAACAGTAAATGGTACAGTCTATACTGTTACTTGGGGTAAAAATGCAAAATTAGGGAGTAAAGTTGATGCCAAAAGCTAGTGATGGAAAAGAATTTCCATATACCAAAAAAGGTATGAAAGATTATAAGCAGTACACATCTATGCTTAATAAGAAAAAGAAAAAGATGGGTAACAAAGGGACAAAGAAAACATCTGGCTCTAGTTACGCATAATGCCTACAACAGCAAAGACAGATATTGAGGTAGCTCAAAGAGCCATGGTTATGGTTGGCATGGAGCCACTTTCTTCATTTACAGAGTCAACAGATGAAGCTCTTGTAATGAATACTGTCTTTGAAGATATTGTTGAAGACTGTTTGTCAATGCATAACTGGAACTTTGCTACTGGTCAGATACAGTTAGCAAGACTCACAGATACACCATTAGATCGTTGGGATGCTGCTTACCAGCTTCCAACAAATCCAAAGGTTGTACAAGTTCAAACTGTTACAGTAGATAAAGTTGTACAGAATTATGATATCTATGAAGACAAAGTCTTTATGAATGCTGATATCAACGATGATGTTGTACTTAACTATATTTTTAGAGTTGCTACACAAGATTGGATACCACCATTTACTTTATGGGTTATCTATAGACTTGCTAATGTTCTTGCCTTATCTGTTATTAGAAAAGGTGATATTGCAAGATCGTATCAAAATTTAGCAGATTCTCAGTTTCGTATGGCTAAAGCAAGAGATTCTCAGCAAACAACAACACAACAAGTTGCCTTGGACAGATTTACCAAAGTAAGACTTGGTTCTAATCTGTTTGCAAGAATAGAAGGGGAAACATCATAATTGGCTCTGTTACGACAATATTATACGAATTTCTCAGCTGGAGAACTTACTCCTCTTTTATCATCTAGAGTTGATTCTGATGCTTATAAGAATGGAGCATTTAGACTAAGAAATGTAAGACTCAAAGCTCAAGGTGGACTTACAAGAAGACCTGGACTTAGATACTTACAAACTTTATCAAATGCAACTTATCAAGCAGAAGCTTATATCTATGATGAAGATGAAGCCTATATATTATTATTTTATGCCAATGCATTAAAGATTGTTGATACAGCTAATCCAACTGTACTGTTGCAAACTATAACAAGTCTAACATGGACATCATCTATGATAGGTTCACTTGTTGTATCTCAAAGTGGTGACACAATGTATGTAACTCACCCTGATATGGTAACTCAAAAGATTACAAGAACAAGCTCTACGAACTTTGCAATTTCAGCTTATGACTTCGATGAAAGTAACGGACTAAAGTTCCAGCCTTATTTTAAGTTTGTTGCATCAAGCACAACAATTACTCCAAGTGGAACCTCTGGCTCTGTTACACTTACAGCTAGTGCAAATTCTTTTAGTGCATCATATGTAAATACATACATAAGATTAGTAGATAGTTCCAATATAGTAAGGCATGCAAGAATAACTGCATTTACAAGTGCTACTGTTGTAACTGCTACTCTTTCAGGTGCATTGGCTAATACAAATGCAATAACAGATTGGGGAGAACAAGTATTTAGCAGTACAAGAGGTTATGCAAGAACAGTTACTTTTCACGATCAAAGATTAATATTTGGTGGTAGTAGAGATTTACCAAACTTTTTATTCATGTCTAAAGTTGGTGAGTTTACTAATTTTGATATAGGAACTGGTGCAGACTCAGACTCTATACAAATACAAATTGCTGAAGCTCAAGTATCTGAAATCAAAGCATTACAATCTTTTAGATTTCTTACAATCTTTACTTCAGAGCAAGAGTTGTACATACCTACATCTGAAAATAAACCATTAGCACCTAGTACAATTACAGTAAGAAGACAAACTAGCTTTGGAAGTGGCTCAGTTCAACCAAAAGAATTTGATGGAGCTATAGCATTTTTAACAAAATCCAAGGGTGCAATCAGAGAATTTATATTTAGTGATATATCACAAGCCTACAATTCTGATGCTATTACATTGTTATCTGAACATTTAATAGGAACTCCAGTAGAGATAGAAGCACAAAGAGAAGCACCAGATCAGATGGAAGGTTATTTATATTTAGTCAATAGCGATGGTCATCTACCTGTATTTATGTCTATAAGAAAAGAAAAGGTACAGGGTTGGGTTAGATATGAAACTAATGGACAGTTTAAAAATATAGTCAATGTAAATAGAAAGATTTATTGTATATGCGAAAGAACAATAAATTCTTCAACTGTTACATCATTAGAGCTTTTAGATAATAGCTATCATCTTGATAGTGCATCACAACAAACTAATGGATCTCCAATTACAACATGGACTGTTAGTCATTTGCCAAATACACAAGTGCAAGTAAAGTCTGGTAATTATTCATTAGGAACTTTTACAACGAATGGTAGTGGCCAGATAACCTTAAATGACGCAGTATCCTCCGTTGAAATAGGTTTAGCATTTTCCCCTTTGGTCACTACCTTGCCACCTGAAACACAACTACAAGATGGTGTAACTGTTGGTCAGAGAAGAAGGATAGTTAGAGCAGTATTAGATTTAGTTACTACTTTAAATGTGAAAGCTGGTGGAACTAAAATATTAATAAGACAAGTTACTGATGACTTTTCACAAGAGCCAACAACTGTTACAGAAAGAAAAGAAGTGTATTTACTTGGATGGGGTAAATTAGGTAGAGTGGATATAACACAAGATGAACCATTGCCATTAACATTAAATGGCGTGATGTTGGAAGTAGAGGTCTAATGGGAGCTGTAGGATATGGATTAAGTGCTGCAATTGCTGTAGCTGGTGCAAACCAAGCTAGAAAAGCCTATGAGATTGAAGCACAACAAAAACTAGAACAAGCTGATATTGCTGGCATTGAAGCAGATCAACAAGCTATTAATAGAACTGCACAGTTAAATGAGCAGTTATCTTCTATACTTGCGACTACTGCTGGATCAGGAGTAAGTGTATTATCTCCAACAACACAAACAATAAAAAGAGCAGAGAAGAAAATTGCTAGTGCTGACTTGTCATCCATTAAATTTATGGGCGATTCTAAAAGAAGACAATTTAAAATTAGTGCCTCTGGCTCTAGAATAAAAGGTAAAGCAGCTCAACTACAAGGATATGGTCAAGCAGTTGCAATGGGAACTAAAGCATATATGAGTACATAATGGCAATAAAAAGAACAACACAAAGAAGAAACTATATACAAAATATTGGTATAGCTGATACTGGTGCCAAAGATATGGCAAATGCTACATTGAATCTTTCAAAGATTGTTGGAAATATTACAGCAGATGTAGATCAAGCACAACTTAAGACAGCATATCTTGAAGCTGAAAAGCAAGGTAAGATTATTGGAGCAAGAACAGATAAAGATGGAAAAGTACTACCACTTGATCAAGTTGCATTAGATCAATTTAATCCATCAATACTGAACCAAGCAAATAAAAGACAAGCACTTGAAAGGTACAAACAATTTGCTATTTCAAGTTATAAATCGGCTATAGTTACAGATGCTTTAGATTCAGCTAATAATTCTTTTAGTACACATCAAGGCAAGATGGGAGACAATAACAAACTTGCAGTTTTTAATGATAGCCAAAAATATGTACAAGCATTAGAAACAAAACTTCCATCAGAAGTATGGAGTGCTATAGGCCCATCTGTAAATGAAGCATGGGCTAGAACAACTAGAAAAGCTAGTGCTATACACTTAGATGGTGTTAGAAAACAAAATTTACTGAATGGGTCAAAACTTTTAGAAGCACTCAACAAACAAGAAGCTGATGCAAGAAGTGGTCTTGGTGGACATGATTTAGAAAATATAGCTCAAGATAAACTAGAAGTGTTTGAGCTTATAAGAGCAAACGTATCTTCAGATTTGGAATATAATAATATTGTTTTTGCTTATAATTCAAACTTGCAAGCAAGAGTAAGTTCTAATGCTATCGATAGTGCTGTACTTGCCAAGGTTCCTTTGCATGAACAAAGACAGATGGTTGATGATACAGTCAAACAATTTACTGGAAGTGGATTAGATACAAAAGTTATTGCTGATGCTATGAATGCAAGAATAACTTATCATGAAAGAATTAGAAAAGATAAGAAAGCAGCTGATGTACAGCAACAACAATTAGATTATTTTACAATGATAAACAAAATATATGCTGAAACTGATGCATCAGATTTACCATCTGCTTTGGAAATAACTGCTAAATTTGGTAACACAAATTATGGTGCAAGTTTACAATCAATTATTTCAGGCAGAAGACAAAGTTTAGAAAAACTTGAACAGAGTAAATTTGGCGAAGATGGTATGCTCAAGTTAATTAATCTTTCTAACCCTGGAACTACTACAGAAGACAGAAAAGAAGTAGATGAATGGTTTGAAACTAATAGAAATAATTTACCAAAAAGAGTTTATCAGCAATGGGTAAGTGATAAAGTTAAATACAATATAGCAGTTATTAAAAGTGAAAAAGCACAAGCTATGCAACCTATACTAGATGAGATGAAGTTTGGAACTTCTTTTACAACACCACCTGTTGTATTTGCGAATAGTAAAGATTTATACAAAAAGTCTGGGTTAGTTGGTAATTCAGCAACTGCTGTAATGACTGAAACTCAATATAATGAAGCACTTACCTTATACACAAAAAAATACAATCAATATAAAGATTTAGTATCAGAGGTAAATCAAGGCTTTAATAATAACACAGCTGGTGGATCTACAACGACTAACCAACAAGCAGCACAAAAGAAACTAGGCAACAATATATTATATCCAACAAAAGTATTTGTTAATGGACAAAAGGTAGATTTAGATATTGTTAGCTCTGATATGGAAGTAGCAGAGAAAAGCATGATAGCTGGTATTCAGTATATGATTAAAAATAGAACTGTTTTACCTGAAGGCAATATTATTTCTGCAATGAAAAATTTTGCAACATTAGAGCCAGAGAAACATGAGCAAGTTTTAAGATTTTATAAAACATTAGTAGTTACTGCAAAAAATTATGGAATGGATAAAGCCTATGTCGATCATCATATTTTAAAAGATATTGACACAGAGTTACTAGATATAGCTTCTACTTTAAATGTACCAAAGGAAACATTAGAAAGAGTATATTTAAAGAAAAAAGATAAGAGTATGGCAAGAACAGAATCTATGTTTACAAATAAAAACCAGACACTTGATGAAGTATTTACAAACACATTAAAAAATCTAAGTGATGATTATGTATTTAGTTTAAGTGGTTTTATGGCTAAGTATTTAAAAAATACATTTAGACTACCTTTTGATATAGCAGAAAGAGAAGTTAATGATGTACAAAGACTTAACCTTGAAAGATTTAATGAAATTACAAAAGGTCAAGGCTTCTATGAAGCTATCAATTCCAACCCAACATTAAGAAACAAGTTGTTTAAATCATTTCGTTTTAACTTAATGAGTGATCAAGTTAATATTGATCATGGTGTGGACAAAGCATTAAACCAAGCCATATCAATGTCATTGGCTCAAGTTATGGAAAGTGTTGGCATAAAAAAGAATCCTGATGGAACTTCTGTTTTAACAATGTATCCACCTGTAGCAGAGTTTCAAAAAACAGTAGATAATGATATAGCAAAAATTACTGAAACAGATGTTAACGAATATATCTTTGAGCATTTTAGTAATGTGCCAGCATTAAGAGACAGAGATACTCAAGAGGCCTTTGCTAATCGTAGTTTTAAAATAGTACCTAATGAAGTAGCTGGTGATAGACCTTCATATAGAATTTATGTTGAACACCCTGGGGGTAAACAAGTTTTATTATCTAATAATTTTATCTTTGATTGGAAGCATAGCCCTCAGAACAAAGCCTATCAGATTGCAATGAATCAATTAAAGAATGACAACTTTGGCACAACTTTATACAGAGCCATGCCAGGACTTGATCGTATTAAACTTAAATCATTATATAGAAGTTGGAATGAGGGTATGTCAGATCAAAACTTTCTAAAAGGTTTTGTAAATCTTTACAATAATACAATGATGGCATTGACCCCAGGCCTTATAAAAGATTCTGATTTAATTGACCCTGATGGTTATACTATTGCTAAAGCAAGAGCTTTACTTCTTACATTAGGAATGGATCGAAATGCTTGGAAGATGGATCCTGATGCAGCTAAAAGTGTTATTGAAGACGATTAATGAATCCAGAACTAAAAAAATTAATAGATCAGCAAAATGAAGTAAGAGTAAATTTGATCAATAATGATAATATTTACAGAACATTCTCACCTTATGAACCTACATTATCACAAGTATTTAGTGCCTCATTTAATCAATTTGCACCATATGAAGCCATAACAAGATTATTTGTAGATGAGGAGTATGAAGTAGAAGAAGGCTACGATCCTTTTGCAGATAATCAAATAAAAGATGCTGGTCTTGAGGGCTACATTTACAGATTCAAAGATAGTGGTAGTAGTGGTGAAACTGCACAAAGAATACAAAATATGAAACGTGATATTGAAGACATGGAGATATTGGCTTCAACAGATCATCTTTTGCCACAAGTGTTATCTTCTTTGACTTCTCCAGCTATATTTGCACCTCTGGCTCCATTAAGATATCTAAGAGCTGCTAAAGCTAAAGAAAGATTTAAAGGTGGATTTGTAACAACTGGAGCTGCTATTGCACCTGAAGAAATCATTATGGCACAAGAGCTAGAGTCAAGAGATATCATTGATAGTAGTGGTGTTATACTAACTGCTGGTATTATTGGTGGTAGTTTATCTACTGCTCTTGGTAAATATAGTACTCGAATGTATTTTAATGAAGGCCCAGTTTTATGGGCTGAATCTGTAGATCCTACTAAGACAGCCAAGACAACAACAACTGCTAAGAGCAAACCTTTTAGTCCAATACAAAGTGTAGAAACTAAAGTATTTAAAGAAGGTGGTGCTGGCATTAATCCACAAAGATCAAGAGAAACTGCATATGCAACAATGGATCAAGATGCATTAAAAGAAACTGGTATAGGTATAGAAAAATTACCATGGAATCCTGTAACAAGATTATTGCAAAGTCCTAATGCATTAGTTAGAAATACAGTTGCCAAGATGGTTGATCTAGGTGGCATGCAACAGAAAAAAGTTGATGCAAAACTTGCAATGGATCAAAGTTTAGAAACAACTTTTAGAACAACTTATACACCTAGTCTTGTCAAAACTTTAAATATTGTAGATGAGCAATATTTATCCTATCGTGGTGTTCAAGCATCTGATGGTGATATACAAAGATCATATCAAGTCTTAAGTCAGAAAGTTAAAGATGTATTTAAACAATCAGATCATTTAACTGAATCTGAATTTAGATCAAGAATTGCAAAGGCAGTAAGAAACAATGGTGATACAGTAACTGATTCAGCAACACCTTATGTAAATGCATCAGCTACACAAGTAAAAAAACATCTTGATTTAATTAAAGATAATGCACAGCAAGTAAAACTATTTGAAAAACAAGCTGGCAAAAGAATTAAATCTTTAGAAGCAAAAATAGCCAAGACAACAGATCCAGCACAAAAAGCAAAGTTAACAGAAGACTTGCAAAAAGCTAAAGGATATCTAGAACAAATAAGAGTTGCTGGTGTTATGGTTAATACTGCTGATGGATTCTTTCCAAGAATATGGAGAGTAGATAAGATAATGGATAATCAAGATCAGTTTATTGCTAGAGTAAGTCAATGGGCTGGCAGAACATATGGATTGAATAGAACTCAATCTAGAGCATTTGCCAATGAAATGATGGATCAGGTTACAAGAAGTAAGCCATATTATGATTTACCTGATGAAGCTATGAATATCGATTGGATAACAAATGCATCATCTACTAAAGCAAGAACATTTGAAATACCAGACAATCTAATTGATGACTTTCTTGATAATGATGTTGAATCTGTTTTAAGACATCATACAAGAACTATGGGAATGGACATAGAACTTACTAGAACTTTTGGTGACATTGATATCGCTGATTTAATTAAAGCAGTAGAAGATGATTACAAAATCTTAATAAGAGAAGCACCTAATCTACAAAAGAGGAGAGAATTAAAAAAGAATTTAGCTAATGATCTAAGAGATATTAAAGGATTAAGAGATAGACTTCGTGGTACATATGGTGCATCTAAAGACCCACATGCAACAAGTAGTAGATTTGTAAGAGCAATGAAATCTTTTAATGTACTTGTAGGTATGGGTGGTGCAGTTGTATCTAGTATTCCTGATTTAGTAAGGCCAATGATGGTGGAAGGTCTAAGAGCAACCAACGAAAAAGGTATTGCACACTTCTTTAAACAATCAAGAAGTATAATAAAGCAAATGACTAAAAAAGAACTACAACAAGCTGGTGTAGCAGCTGATGCTGTACTAGGTCTAAGAGCTTCTCAGTTTGCTGATATAGGAGATACTTTTGGTTCTAGATTTGCTTGGGAAAGAAGATTAAACCAAAGTACAGGTATATTCTTTATTGCCAATGGTTTGAACTGGTGGAATCAAATAATGAAAGAATTTGCTGGTACAACTACAATGCTTCGTATGACAGATCAGATAATGAAACCTTGGGCTAGTCTTACAAGAAGGGATCAAGAGAAATTTCTATCTAATGGCATAGATCAGCAAATGCATAGTAGAATGGCTTTACAAATAAGACAACATGGACAAAGAGTAGATGGTGAGTTTATGCCAAATACAGATTTTTGGACAGATGCTACTGCAAGAAAAACATTTAGAAACGCATTAAACCAAACTGTAGAAAGAACAATCATAACACCTGGAGCTGGTGACAGAGCTTTATGGACATCAACAGAGTTTGGCTCTCTTATAACTCAGTTTAAAAGCTATGGACAAGGTGCCATGGTTAGATTACTTACAGCTGGCTTGCAAGAGAAGGATGCTGCATTTTGGCAAGGTCTTACATGGCTTGTTGGGTTATCATTAGTTGTAAATGAGATAAAGAAAGCACAATATGGTATTGATGATAGTAGAGATACTATTAATGATGTTGTTATAGATGCAGTTGATAGAAGTGGTGCATTAGGTTGGTTTACAGATGTAAACAATACATTGGAAAAAATATCAGATTATAAACTTGGGTTAAGACCATTATTAGGTAGTGATACAGAAAAACCAATGCCTTTTGGTGCAAAAGCTGGTGCATTAGCTGGGCCAGCTGGAGGTAACATTGCAACATTAGGTTCTGTAGGAACTGATTTATTAACCTTTAGTGCAGATCAAAAGACACTAGATAGTGCAAGATTTGTATTGCCAGGGGGCAACTTGTTCTATTTAGATCCAGTATTAGATGGAATATTTAAACCAAGTGATAATGCATTGTGAATTAACAAAAGTATGAAAGTAAGGGATAAATAAGTATGGCTACGATATCAATTGCAGATAATGATGCTCGAATACAATACACTCAAGCTGTAACAGCTAACGTTACACCTTTGACAATTGACTTTCCTTTTTTCGAATTAGATGACATTAAAGTTATTAGAACGACATCAGCTGGTGTTGATACTGTCCTTTCCAGAGGAACTGGCTCTGGCACTTTTGCAGTAACAGGTGTTGCAGTTGATGATGGCTTCTCTGGTGGCAGTATTACTCTAGGTGACACAAACGACAATACTTTTACCTATACAATATTTAGAGATACTCCTATAGCTAGAACTTCTGATTTTGCTACATCAGGGCCATTTAATATATCATCACTTAATACAGAATTAGATAAAATATATGCAGTAATGCAACAAGTTGAAAATGCTAATGATAGAGCATTAACATTACCAGACTCTGATGACTTGGCTTCAATTACATTGCCTACAAAAGATTCTAGAAAAGGTAAATACTTAGCATTTAATGCAACAACAGGTGTAGCAGAAGCTGGGCCAAATGTATCAGATACAGCTACAGTAGCTTCTATATCAGCATCTATTAGCACAGTAGCTGGCATTAGTTCACAAATACAAACAGTCGCTGGTAATAATACAAATATTAATACAGTAGCTGGTATAAATACTGCTATTAGTGATGTTGCTGGTATATCAAGTGATGTCACAACAGTAGCTAATAATCTTTCAGCTATTAATAGTGCATCAGATAATGCAACAAAAGCACAGAATTACGCTATTAAAGTTGACGGAGTTGTTCCTAATACATCTGATTATTCTTCTAAA